GCGAGTTCCATGTTAATTTGATGTAAACGACACGGTTTCCCGTGTCCATCAATTAGCCATCAGGATCACTAAGATCCTGACGCCCAATATATCTAACTCGTTAGAGTTAGCGTATACTGATCCACCCTCGATTCAGCCTGGTACGTCGAGAGACGTTCCTAACCGGGATCGAGCTACGCCCGCTACGCTCTAACGAGCATAACGATTCGAGAACGTGATTCCAATCACAACTCCGTAACCTATGTTCCGAAGTCTCGAGTCGCACTACTGGACTGACGAAGCGCTGGTAGTCGCGATGCCAATAAGCATCACGCCAAACCGACGCCTCGAGAGTCGAGAACTCCGCGATCCCGCCATGGTCAGTGTTGCTTGTTAAAGGCAACATCCAGCCACAACGAGACCACAAGCGTTCTTGTAGTAGTGCGTAGGCAGTAACTGCAGACTCCTCGTAACCTGCTATGCGTAATCGCATAGCCAGATCCGAGAGGCTCTGCATCCCGATATCGTGTTCGGCATCTAGTGTAGTCTTCCAACGAACCGGTGTAACGTCTACGCCTTTAAAAGCGTCTACGCCACATGATTCGCGGAAGCCTCCTCGATAAAAGGACTTCGTCCGATTAACGAGCAACCCGAATGATTCGAGTGCGTCTATGACGTACTCCGCACATTCGGTGGGGACTATGATGTCATCACCAAACACAAAAACAGCCCCGGGTTGATGAAACCCACGGGACTGCAGTGCAGCGACACAAATGCTCCAGAAAACTAAGCTCTGGACAGGAAACGTTGTTGCGTTCCCCATCGGAGCGTAGCAATTTATCTGCCCACGAATGTTGGCTAAGCCACCAGCCGCAGGTATGATATATTCTTGAGCTCGACAACATCCGAACCATTTATACTTGTCCCCAAAAAGGACTTGCACTAGCGGTTCAGAAATGCGATCACTTGCCTCCTTCATGTCTAACGTGGCGTAAAGCCTCGTTCGGCTGGATGATAAAGCAATTGACCCATTCGACTCTTGACTATCAAACTGGATCCGGCCACTCGGCCAAGGTCCAGAAGCATATCTACGAAGCGTGATAGCACGCTCCAGCTCCCGACGTAACCCTTGCTGAAGCCAAATAGCTTCAGCAGGATGGACACAAATCAATCTAGGCCCTCGACTGTCTTTTGGGACAGCGATAAGCTTTGCCTGAATTGTA